AGTTCCATCTCTATTACCTTGTCCACCATATAATCCAAAAACTGATGAAGTAGGTGCATTTGGACCAAATCTATTATCAGCAGGTGTTTCATTATTAAATAAAGCTCCTTTATCATTATCGCCAAATGCGTTTGACCATATAATCCAATGTCTTGCTTCACTTCTTGGTTTTTGTATAACAAAAGTTGGTGCGGAACTAAGCCCATGTCCTACTGTTTCATTACTTGAGCCACTACCTGTCCAAGTCACAACACTAAATCCTGCTGTTGTGTTCGCTTGAGCAACACTTTGAATACTTCCTGCAAAATTAGATGAGCCATGTGTAGAGTTAGTATTAGCTTGTCCACCCATTCCAGAATGAACAGAACAATAATAATATAGAGTCGGTGCTGATGCTGATACTGTGATAACAGTTTTTGCACCTGCACTTCCTGGTGTTCCTGTTGTGGTGACACCTGTGGTATATTCATATCCACTGCCATGCGTTCCATCTGAAGTTGTAGAAAATCTTAGTGGGTGTCCACTATTAGAACTATCGGATTGGTCAAATGTATAAGTTCCACCCTCTTGCAAATCTAGTGTGACTGCACTTGTACCAAAGTCATCAAATCTATATTTATTACCACTATCACTTACTACTTTGACTGTGTAAGTTTGAGAAGGTGTTGTTCCTCCTGCTTTCCAAGACCAACCTACATAAGTATTTGAACTAGAATTAACTTCACTACTTGTACCTAATTGAAATCCATCAGATTCAAATGCTTGTAATTTATTAGTTATAGTTGATTCAGAATTTGTGGCATTAGATAATAATTGATTATCAGCACCTCTTGTAGTGTCATACCAATAAAAATTTGTTGAAGCATCTCTGTTTTTTATAGAAACTAAATCGGGTGCAAATCCTACTCCTGTTATGCTTCTATCATCAACACTATTGCCACTCCATAAAACAATATTAAAATGCTCACTTCCATCATCAATCGTAGGGGATAAGGCAGTTGCTAGGTTTTGAGTACATAGTGCAAGATAGCCAGAGGGTGGTGAATAATAGAAGTCACCAAAACCATTATCATCTGCATTTCCTTGTGCAGTTTCCGTTCCTGCAAAACTTCCATTATTTCCAAAATTAAATATTGCACCACAAGTATAAGCATCTGAACCATCTCGGTACATTGGGCTATAAGTTCCACTATCTATTGAAGTGACTGTATCTTGTAATGAACCATTTTTATAAAAAGCTACAGTGTTATCGTCTAAATTAAATGCGACACCAATTCTGTCATTATTTCCATAAGTTGCTTGTGTGCTTATTAAACTATTACCTTTTAAAATATGACCATATCTACTGTAATAATCTACCTTTCCAGTTAAATCAAAATTACCAATATTTACTAAAGTTATTCCAATAGCTTCTCTAACATTACTTGTTGTAATTTTTGCCTCAAAATACCATTTGCCTTGTGATACAGCGAATGTAGACCTTGTAAATCCTTGTTGTGATGTATTGGTATCAATTTTAAGATTTCCTTCAGAAAAGGTACTTCCAGAAGTTGGTGTATCAAGTGCATTAAGGGTACACCAATTATTAGTTGGTGTATCAATTGTTTGGTCAGTAGATGCTAAATTAGTTGCAGTAAAGTCATTATTGTTTCCACTAACATCATTTCCTAATGATGAACTGTCCTCAAAATCTAAATGAAATCCATTCGTGCCATAGCTACCAGAATATGCTTTGGGTTTCCAGATACCACTATCAGAATCAAATTCACCAAAATCTGTAGGTGCTTTTGCAGTTCCATCAATAAGATATGTTTCTGCCATATAGCCATCAAAATAAAAATCTAAGGTAGAGCCATATTGAAAAACTCCAAGAGTCATATTTTCACCAGAGGTAAAACTACTCACTGAAATACCTGTTTTTACCTCTACACCATTTACATATAATATTCCTGTATTAGAAGTGACTTTTAAAACTATATGATACCAAGCTGAAACATCACGAAAAACTGCTGAAGTTTGTTGTATGCCAGAAGCACCATTATAATAATAGAGTGTATCTGTGCTAGTATGAAAACCTATACCAGATGCACCTGAGCCACCTGAGTCCTCATACGAAAAAAAATATTGATAATTATTTGATATTGTGCCTCTCTTTACCCATGTACTATATGTAAAAGTACTTGCTGAAGCTGAATGACTTCTTGTTAATCTTGGACTATCACCATCATTAAATCTGAGGGAATTATCAATCTCATATCCTGCAACTGCACCATTCCCACCTAGAATAGGGAAAGTCATTTATAGTTCCTCTGGAAATTCAGCTAATGGTCTTGTAAAAGTACCATCATCTTGTTCTGTGTATTCGTATAATGTTTTTAATGCATCTACTGTTGATGCGTTATCAATCTGAGTACACATTTCATTAGCCTTTGCTCTAACATTAGTTCTATAAGTAGAAACATCACTAGGAATAGTTTTGGTGTCATCTTCGGTATTTCTAATTACATACCAATCATATTTAGATAATAAACTGTTCGCTTGATCGTTTACTATTTGTTTGTGTTTTGGTTTCAATCCATGAGATTTGAGATCACCTACTGAAACATCACTAGGCATATCTTCATCACCATCTTCCCACAAAACATCATCTAAAGGTTTTGCAGTTGCAGTTCCCCAACTTCCACTAACAACACCAGAGGAATAGGAATAACTAACATCAGTATTAATATAATATTCTTCGTCTTTCTTATTAGTTGTGTCCAACACAACTTCAAATATGCCAATTGCTTCCCTCTCAGCTTGTGTCCATAATGTATAAATTGTTTTAGGATATTGATTACCATTTATTTCAATTCCTTTATTAGAATTAACTATTCTAACAAAATCATCATCTTGTACTAGTGCAAACATTAGCTTGGATTTAAAGACCTTCCTACCTCATAAAGGTTTGTTCCATTTGTTTGAAAAATTAAAATATCTCTCGCACTTGCGGTTGTTGTTAATGTGGGTGCAGTTCCACCTGTAAATTTAAATACAGAATTAAATGTAGCAGTTCTTGATCCTGTGCCATCTTGAATAATAATTAAACAATAAAATGCACCATCTACCAAATTTGTAGGTGCAGCAAAAGTTCTATTTCCTGCCAATGTCACTTGAGCCACTTGATTAGCTTGAACATCCCAATTTATAGTTGATCCATCAGTTAATGTTCCTGTAGGAAAATACGCACTATCAGAAAATTTAACTTTACCACTACCTTTAGTTGAAATAGCTAGTCCAACATTTGTGTCACTTCCTGTGACTGAAAAACCTACATCATTTCCTGTAGCGGCATTAGTTAGTTCAGCATAATTGACTGCACTTGCAGTAGTTTGAAGTATAAGCTGTTCATTATTGTTTTCATCAAATAAACCATGAGCATCATCTATTTTAATATTAAATGAATTTGTATCGAGATCTGCACCTAATTGGGGTGATGTATCATTCACAATATCAAATGATACTGTGCTATCTGTAAAATTTATTGTATTTGCTGAAGTATTGACTGTTGCAAAGGTAATATCATCTGAGCCATCAAAAAATTTTATCTCTAATGAATTAGATCCAGAATTTGTTGTGTCTAGCCATATTGTTCCTGTAGTTGCTGATCCAGGTCGTGATGTGCCAGAATGCATTGAATTTAATGCACCTAAAATATTATTTAATTCTGTTCTAAAAGCTGAAAAACCTTGATTGGCTATGCTGACATCTGATACTTGACTCATATTTTATTCTTTACCTCATTATGAAGAACTTTTCAACCCATGACCTATTGCAACAAAATCAAAAGTTCTATTTATATTACTACCACTTGAATTTTGAAATACAATATCAAATCCACTAATTGACTTATTACTTATAGAAAAAAAATCTCCTGTTGCCATGTTTTGAGCAGCTATGCCTATGCTTGGTATTGCAAAGAATGGATTAGTAAATGTGACTGTCTTGGTAGTAGTTCCAGAAGCTACATCCTCTCCTGTTTCTGTTCTTTTTTGCATTTTTACATCAATAGATATACCAGATACAAATGCTCTTGTTTTATTATTTTTGTTTGCCAATCTAAGTCTAAATTTAAAATATCTCCCCTTGAATGAAGTAGAGGTATTCATTGGTTGAAATGATGTTGCGTTATCTAGAGATGTGGTTGAAGTAGATATTTGAAGTTGTGCTGTTGCATTGGTGGGATCATTACCATCAAACGGCGCTCTAGCCGAATCAAATAAAGTTGCACCTCTACCATCATCAAATAAATCGTATGGATCTTCTATTTGATCTATCGTAATACTTTTGATAAATGAAACATCATAAATATCAGAAAATGAAAGTGTTTGTGCTAAAGTGTAAAATCCTTCATCATCAATATTATTATCAGCACCACCCAAATCAAAATCACCAGAAGCATCATCAAAGTTTCCTGTCAAATCATCAAAATCATTTTTAGTATCTAGAACTATTGAAGTAGTACCACTCGTATCAGTTAACGCTACATCGCTATCAAAGGTACCAGCTGTAATGTCCTCAGTGAGTGTTTGAATATCTTTAAAATTTTCTGTTATTTCAGCAATATTTGAAAATATGATTGTTTCATTGTTGCTTTCATTCCCTAGCTTATCCACAGCTTTTATGCAGAATGCTCCACTTCGTGTGTTCGTAGTGATAGAGGTTCCAGATGTTCTAGGTACTTGAAGCCAATTTACTGACTTGTTCCATTGTGCATTTGATGTCACATTTTGATATCTTATTTCATAGAATGATATATCAAGATCAGTATTAGCGTCCCAATTCAATTGCATTTGTGAAGTTCCAAGCATATTGACACTGAAGTTTTTTACATCTTCAGGAGGCTCTGTTG